CACAGAATTGACTGGGCGATTAGTATCGTTGGAGACATCACGTGAACTGATGCAAGCTGATTTACTTAAAAAAAGTGAACAGTTACCTGTGGACCAGGAACAGCTGATGTTGTTGGAGGATCTTTATAAAACTGTAGAGAAGATTGAAGTAAGAATAGAAAACATGATGCACAATAAAGTCAACATACAATTTCTACAAAAACAAATGGAAAAAGCATTATCAGATATAGAAATTTTAAAGGACAAGGTAAGAGCAAATGGAAAGAGTCACTAAAAAAGTAATCAAATACACCCAACAAAAATGGGAAAATGCTAAGGCTATGAATATGTTTAAAATGCTAAGGCAAGAAGTTGATATAGGTGCTAATGGTACACAAAAGTATACTGTTAAAGAGGGACCTAACAAAGGTAAAGTATTATGATAGCAAATATCGTAGCCCTTTTAATGTTTGTAGGACCTGATATTAAAGAGCATAGAATACAAGAGTCTATGTCAGTTTGCTTAAAGCACAAACGTGAAGCTAGTAGGACAATACAGAATGATATATCTTACAAATGTATACGTAGTAAAGCAGAATTAGAAGAAAATATTGATGGGTCTAAATCTATAAAATCATTGATATTACAATAATGGAACCAATTTGTTATATATTCATAGTGCTTTGGCTTATGGGTCAATCGTGAATAAACCTCCATTTGAATATAGAATGTTAATATTATTTTGTATAGGTGCATTTGTACCTATATTTATACATCACATAATACATAAATTATGGGATGTTAGTATTTTAAGAGCCGCAGAAATTACATTTATACTGTGCATACCAGTAGCATTTTGGATGGCAGAAAAAATTAATGAACGTTGGCATGATGATCAGGAGTAAATATGTATTTAAACGCTAATATACCCCCAATAGAATGTTATGTAAGAGGTAATTATCTGAGAGATCAAAAAGACTCTCACGATAAATACTTTGAGTGTGTAGTATTTGGTTTTACATCAATACCAAAACAAGTGCCTTTGTTTCATTATATGATGACAGATGGTGGTATATGGTGGAGAGCACCTGTATCTGCATTTTGTAAAAAACCAGGTGTAAAAGAATTACCTTTAAATGAATTAATGTTATGGGATTCTTTTAGTTATAATGTAAGTGTAACCAAATTTTACCAAATGGATGGGTGTAAAATGATATATACATCTAGAAGAAAGAAACAAAGAGAAGGCACATATTTATTTACTATTGATTGGTGTGCTGGAGACTATAATGAATTAGATTTTGGTTATGCAGAAAAACCTGATCAACATAAATGTGGACACGTAATAGAATTAGATGATGGTAATTATGCAATACAACCCAACAATAGATTAAGAATCTTTGATCCATCTATGGCAGCAGATCCGACTAAACCCTTGATACATAGATTAGTTAATACTAGAATATGGTCAGTTGAAGATACTTCAAAATGGATTACTGATGAGAATCAAGAAGGAAGTTATGATTACGAATACAAGGAGATAAAAGATGGCAAAGAAGAAGTCAACAGTAAATAAAGCAGGTAACTATACTAAGCCAGGTATGAGAAAAAGAATGTTTAATTCTATAATGGCTGGATCAAAAGGCGGAAAGCCTGGACAATGGAGTGCAAGAAAAGCACAACTTTTAGCATCCAGGTACAAAAAAGCTGGTGGGGGTTACAAGTAATGAAGAAAGCAAAAGCAAAAATAAAAAAAGTAATTAAAGGTTTAAGCAAGGCATCTAAAACACATGCTGCACAAGCTAAAACTTTAAAGAGTGTTTTAAAAAATGGCAAAAAAAAGAGATCCTAAGGTAGGCACAGGTAAGAAACCTAAGGGATCAGGTAGAAGATTATATACAGATGAAAATCCTAAAGATACTGTCGGTATTAAGTTCGCAACTCCTACGGATGCCCGTAAAACTGTGGCAAAAGTTAAACGAGTCAACAAACCTTTTGCAAGAAAAATCCAAATTCTTACAGTTGGCGAGCAAAGAGCCAAAGTTATGGGTAAGACGCAGGTGGCAAGCATATTTAAAAAAGGTAAAGAAGCGATAAGAAAAGGGAGAAAAAAATAATGGCACTCGCAAAGAGTCAAAGGAGTTTAAAAGCATGGGGAAAACAGAAATGGAGAACGAAATCTGGCAAGAAGTCTTCGGAAACTGGCGAACGGTATTTGCCAGAGAAGGCTATCAAGAATCTATCGTCTGCAGAGTATGCGGCAACGACAAAAGCAAAACGAAAAGGAACAAAAAAGGGCAAACAATTTGTGAGGCAACCAAAAGGGATTGCAAAGAAAACAGCAAAATACAGGAGGTATAGCTAATGCCAATGGGACCAGGAACATATGGGTCTAAAAAAGGAAGACCTATGAAAAAGAAAAACAATAAGAAAAAAGTAACAGGTAAAAGATCTAAGTTAGACATGGATAAAGATGGTAAACTAACTAAGAAAGATTTTGCTATGTTAAGAAATAAAAAAAAGGCTAGAGCATAATGCCAGGAAAAGGTTTATATGCTAACATCCATGCTAAAAGAAAGCGTGGTGGTAAAATGAAAAAGAAAGGTGACAAAGGTGCACCAACTGCAGCAAACTTTAGAAGAGCTGCACAAACAGTAAGGAAAAAATAATGGCCAAAACACCTGCATGGCAACGTAAAGAAGGTAAAAACCCCTCAGGTGGTTTAAATGCTAAAGGTAGAGATAGTTATAACAGAGCTACTGGAGGTAACTTAAAAGCACCTAGTAAAAAAGTAGGAAACAAAAGAAGAGCTAGTTTCTGTGCCCGTATGAAGGGAATGAAAAAGAAATTAACATCTAAAAAAACAGCTAATGATCCAAATTCTAGAATTAATAAAGCTCTTAGGGCTTGGAATTGTTAGTATATTACTAACTATAAATATAAGTATGGCTGAAATATCTCAGACAAAAGATTTTATAAAATTAATAGAGGAAGTTCGTCAAGAATATCCTGAGGAATCTATTGAACGTAAGATACCTGCATCATTTGTTGCAACAATAGCAGCTACTGAAACAGGTAATTTTCAGTTTGAAGGTGCACCTACTGCAAAAAAAGCTAATAATTTTTTTGGTATACATGCAACAGGTGATCAAAATTTTGTACAAACATCAGGTGGTGCAAAGTTAAGATCATTTGATGATAGCAAAGGTAGTATTAGAGCTTTTATGCAACTTATAGCTAATGATGAAAGATACAAACCAGTTGTAGATTCTATTAACAAAAATGATAAAGTAGAAAATATGTTTCAGGGTATGTCTGTATATGCAGAGAACCCTAATTATACTAATTTATTAAGTAATGTTTATAAGAATAGAATACAACCAGTATTCCAAACAGAAAATTTTTTATTACCAAAAAAGAAACCAATAACAGAACAAATGGATAGCTTGCAATAAAAAAGGGAAGCCTAAATTAATAGACTCCCCTAGCAGGCAACACGAAGACCGCTTGACTTCTTAGTCAGGTGGTCTTTTTTTTTGGACAGAACGATAAAGGTCTCTATCACCCCATCGTTTCTGCCAAAACCAAGTACTCAATGAACTAGCCCAACCCTCAAATTTATTCATAATAGGATTGTGCCAAAAGTAATATCTAAACTTTTTGTATAAGTTGTTTGATGTCATCTTGTAATTTCCTTCCTACAGCATTTGCATGATTGATTACAGCAGCACATAAATTACCATGATAAGGATAGCCTTTAAGTGCTTCTCTAATTTTAGTAACAGGCTTACCACCATAATCAATAACAATTGCATTATCTTTATTAAGACCTATTTTTAATTCAAATAGTATACCAGTGTATTTATCTAAATTATTTTTTTCGGTCATCTGTATTGCCTCCACTATATGGTGTTAATACAGATAAAGCATTCATGAGTTTAACAACTTCACCGTAGGGTCTAGTCATTAAATATCTCATAATATCCATAAGTTGTTCAGAACTTATTATGTAAGTTCTAGGGGTAGTTTGTTGTTTCTTTTGCTCTTCTTTCTTTTCCATCTATCCTCCTGTTAAAATGGTATATCATCGTAATCAAAATGCTTACCTAGTGTATCTAAGTTTTCTTGTGCATTTGATATTCTTGTTAATAATTTATCTAACTCTTCTATATGTTGTGGATGTTCACCTATACCTACAGAATTATCAAGATATATTTCTACTGTTGCTTTTGCTTGTGCTATTTCAGCTTCATATTTTCTAGCTAATGCTTTTACTAAATGTTTTCTTACACTCATTCTGAACCTCTAAATGCATAGTATTTATCTTCTATTAAATCTTCATCTAACAAATAAGGATTATCTCTACCTTTTTTATTAAACTCTGTTCTTAAATCTCTTATCGTTTGATTCAAGGTTCTACCTGTATTTAAACAGTTACAAACCATATCATCTACTTCTATTAACGCTTGCTTTATTGCTCCCATTGTCTGCCTCCTGTAATTGTTTATTTAGTTTATTTATTTCATTCTGTGTATGTATCATAACTTCTTGTAGTGCTATAATCTTACCATACAAAGACATCTTCTCACCATGTGTCATTCAACCTCCTTTATTAATCTACTTAAATACCATTGAGCTTTTTCTAAATCTTGTAAAGGCTCTCCCTTAAATTTATATCTAGCAACATATTTCAAAACGTTGCCCTTCAAGTACCCATGGTATTCATCATCTGTCATACAATCTCGTATAACATCTATAGTTTCTTTTTTACCATACTTATAGTGTGCAGGTGAATTAACTTTATCGTCTACCATATTCTCTCCTTATTGCATTATAGTCAATAGTTTCAATATTATAAGAACCATTAGTGACTTCTCTTTTAACTACAATACCACTCCACCACATATGCTGAGTATCTCTAGCAAAATGTTCTTTGTGATTTAAATAACATCCAGCAGATAAAGCATGTAACTTCTTACCATTAGGCAAAGTAGATGTAGCATAATCTAATAAATGACTATGGCCTACTGTAGCAGATACTTTGTGTTTTGTCAAGAGACTTCTTGCTATATTTTCTCCTGATATAGCACTGCCCATTATACCTGATGGGAAATGGTGAGCATAGTGTACACCATTAACAACTTTAAATTTTTTATAAGGTATCTCTTGCCAACCATATTGTTTAAATTTAAGATCACTAATTTTTAAAGTGCCATCTAGTTCAGGATTTTCTTCTACAAACCTATCTATTCTATCCTCATGATTACCATGTAGCATAATCTTCTTACCTTTAAATTTACCTAAACCTTTATTAAACAAAGATAATGCTTCATGCGAATGCTCCATATCTTTTTGATATCTTCTACCTTCAAATGATTTTTTCTTTTTATCATACGAAGATAAAGAATCCATACTACAGAAATCACCCATACAGATAATATGTGTAGCTCTTACATCTGAGGCTAGCCTACCTGCCCACAGAAATCTTTCATTGCTTGCTTTAGGTGTGCAATGAGGGTCACCTATTACAACATGTGTTGCCATTAATTTAACTCCTTATCACGTTTCTGTTTTAAAAATTCAAGAAAATCAATAACATTATCTTCATCATCAAACTCTGCTATAGAGTTAATAGTTAGATCATTGTTATCAGTTTTCTTGTCATCAGCAAAACCACGGAGGCCCCATAGAAACGTAGAATGAGGGTCAGTAGTTGCCATCTTTATCATGCCTCTAGCAATTGTAGAACATAATTCGTACTCTTCTGTGGTCATCTTAGTCCTAGAATCCATAACAATTCCACAGGTAAAACCTTTTTCCCAAGGTGTTACTAAAACTTTTATAGCATTTTTAAATGCTGACTTATCAAATTTTTTTGTCATAGTTTTTTAAAATATTTGTAATCAAACGGTACAACTTTCCATTCAATAGACTTTTTAAATTTATTTCTTTTGGCATAGTCAGTTGCTTCTTTTTCTGAGTCCCATATTTCATTTGTAAATATTCTCCACTTATCATTATCTTTTATTATTAAACAATACATAGTCGGTAAAGGTGAGCACTAGACCCCTCAAAACTAATACTCACCCAGTTACGCAGACTCTTCCTCCTGTTTAGGATTATTAACCTCCGTATACCAAACCCATTTAGGGTTCTTACCTTTAGATTGCTGTTGTGGTAACAACTGCAATTTACTTCCCCAACAAGGAAGTTTGTATGGGCAGAATGAACAAGCTAAGCCCAAAACTTTATTACCCGTAGGTTTACCTCTGAATGTTTCTTCAATAGCATCATACTGTCTCTTAAAAGGTATACCATCTTTAATTGCTTTTACATTATCTTTAGCTTTTTTTATAGCTTCACTTTTATATGGCTCTACAAGTTTAGGTGTTTCACATACAGCCCATTCACCTGTAGATTTATTAATTGCTATCCAGCCTCCAAAATCCTTGTTCTGACTTTCGCTATATAAAAAACCTTGTGATGCATAACCAAAGGTATCATCCCTAACAACTTCTTGAAATCCACCCTCTTCTCCAAATTTTTTATCAAATGAATATGGTGATGCACTTTTAATATCCCATATCTTGTTCTCAATTTCAACATCTTGCTTGCCTTCAATTTTATTTCCTTCAAATTCATACGTAACTTTTTTCTGTTCATTCTTTACATTTACTCCTGCTGATTTCATAATAAATAAAGCTAGTGCCTCAATGAGGTCACCAAATGTATTTCTTATTTTTACATTGTAAGGTTGTCCTTCACCCTTTACACCTTTAGCTTCCATCTGTAATTGGCAAAGAGGTCTACCTGCATTAGACATTCTAATTTCAAACTTAGATCTTCTGTCATCAGTAAACTGTTTTAGTAAGGCGTTTTTACACGCCTCACCAAACTCCTCTACAAGTTTTTTGTCTGCTTGTACAGGACTCTTAGACACCTTGTCTAGATACTTTTGTACTTTAATAAGTATATCACTCATTAACTAGCAAGCACCTGCTCAGGTACTTTGTCATCAAGTTCTTCAACAACTTTAGCATCTACAGAATCTGATCCAGTAGGACTATTAGATTTAGATTTATTATATAAACCAATAACCTCTTCATTTTCTGTATCAATAGACTCTTGGAATACTTTTAAAGTTTCCATATCAGCATCTGACAACTGTAAATTAGCATCAGCATTTACAATTATTTCAGGTACGTAGAATACATTGCCACCCTTTTTCTGACGTTTAGTTTCAAGTGATAGAGTAGAATTAAACATAAGTTTTTTTCTTTTCTTCAATTGATCTAACGCAGCACTTACTGGTGAGAATGCTGTACCTGTTACTCTATATAGAACAGGTAAATTTTCTACTGAATGATCTTTACCTTGTGCAGTTTTACCATCTTTAAAAGATAATAAACCATAGATAAGTTTATAACATCTAATAGTTCTTTGCTGTTCTAATTGTTCAGGTGTAAGATTTGCTCTTTCTTTGTAAGCTATCTTGCCACATTTAGTTCCACCTAAAATATCTATAGCCTCTTCTTTCCAGCTTTTAAATATAATAGATCTATTTACATACTCTCCTTTGTCAGCATCGTAGTGCATGTATTGCATTGCACTTATGAATGGCCTTAATGTTACGGGTTTACCATAAATATTTTGACCTATATTTGAATCATAAGTGTAATAATGACCAACTGGTAATTGATTACCATCGTCATCTTCAGGTGTTCGATTGATAGCTAATCTAGGTATGTTAATACCCATGTTAGATCCATCATCTTGACCAATTGCCTGCATGATTTGTTCATCAGACATTCCTTTTATGTTTGTTAGTTGATTATCAGACATTTGTCCTCCATTTTATTAGTTTGTATATACCACATTTTTACAAAAAAGTCAAGCATTATTTTATAAATGGATCAATAAAAAAACCTATTAAAACCCACAATCCTATTACAGAAAATAAGATGTTAATTATATCTAACATATTCTTGTATCTCCTTTTATTACTTTTATTTCTAAACCATCTGAGTGTGCAAAGTATTTAAACGTACTAAGAAACTCATGGCTCTCATCTATATACATCGTAGAGGGTTCTATCATGCATCTATCTTTTAGCTCTGTGTATTCTAAATAAGCACCATAATCTGAATCATCGTACTCATCTAAAGTCTCAAGAGCTTCTATTGTTTTTCTCATATTGCCTCCTTCATATTTAACCAATCATATCCTATTTTAAGTTCCGTGTCAAGTGGTACATTAAAATTAATATCATAATACTTTTTTAATGCAGGTATTACATCTGCAGTTCCTTTATTAAAAATATCAGTCATAAGTCTTTCTTCACCAGGATATACATCTGCGATAATAGAATCGTGTACTGTATTTATTAATAAACTTTTTACTTTTTTTTCTCTCATTAAATTATAAATATTTATACAAGCTAATGGTACAATATCTGCCGTAGCAAATCCCTGTACAGGGTAATTTTTTATCTGAGTACCATATGTAGATCCACCCCAGGGTGTACGTTCAGCATATGGAAAAGAATATTCTCTACCTGTTGGTAGTTTAACTCTTTTAAATCTAATAGCTTCGCTTTGTAATTTTTCATGCCAAGTTTTTATATCTTTATACTTCTCTAAAAATTTAGTGTAATATCTTTTCTCATCTTCAGTTCCTGTTGTACCACCATACAAAGGTTTAAATGTATGTGCCTTTGCATCTTGTCTTGATACACCAATAATATCTGCAGTGTATTGATGAACATCTATTTTATTTTTTATATCTTCCATGCCTTGTTTATCTTGTGATAAAAATACAGCAGTTCTAAATTCTAATTGTGCAAAGTCTATTTCTATTATCTTAC